TTTTTTCAAAATTGCATTTTTTGCTTAATCAAGAAAAATATATCAAAGCTATGATATACGCAAAGGGTAAAAAATCCGAGTTACGGACTTCTTTCAGCATATATATTTCGTATATAACGCTTCTTATTTTGTATATTGCAAAGTAAGGAGCGCTTTTTTATGCAAATTTCAGAGCTTATTGCTGAGTATATCCTTAACTGTGAGATTCAAAAATTCTCACATAAAACTATATCAGGATATAAAAATAACCTTGCCTATCTTGAACGGTTCTTATCCGAAAAGCATCACATTACCGAAATAGAAAAGGTTAAATCCATACATCTCAAAGACTTTTTCAAGTATGTATCTGATAAAGGCAGAAAAGAAACATATCTGAATGAACTTTTGAAAGTGTTCAGAACTTTTTTCAAATATGCCGTATCTGAGGAATACATATCATCAAACCCCTGCGAAAAAATCCCATGGGCAAAAGAGACTATGCCTCTTATACGTACTTTTAACGATTCGGAAGTCAAGAGAATGCTTGCAGTTTACGGTGAAAAAAGTTACCTTGAGATCAGGAACAAAACTATTTTATATATGCTTTTCGACACTGGCATACGCAATTATGAATTGTGTTGCCTCCCTATGGATGCAATTTCAAGCAATGCAATTTCCATTATGGGCAAGGGTAAAAAGGAACGTCAAGCAGCCCAAAGCCCTTACCTTGCTAAGATGCTTATGAAATATATGCGGTATCGAAGCGGATATTTTGAATATAAGAACATTTCAAACAGACTTTTTTTGTCAAGAACGGGTCAGCCGCTTACTGTTGAAGCAATCGAAAGAATTGTAAAAATCGCTGGGGAAAAAGCCAATGTTCGGAGTGACATAAGATGTTCGCCGCATACCTGCCGTCATTATTTCGCTCAAAGCCAGTTAAAAAACGGCATTGATGTTTATAGTCTGAGTAGGCTAATGGGGCACGGCAATATTATGATTACTCAGCGCTATTTAAACAGTATGCGTGATGATGAAATAACAGTGCGGTCGATCAAAACCAGTCCATTGATGAATTTGTTATAAAAAAATGGAGGACTGATGCCCCCGAACAAAATATTTATATAACCGTTGAAACCTTGATTATCGGATACCCGTCACACCCATTTCATGTATCATCTTGTCAAGTGTGGGTCGTGATATCTCCAACTGCTTTGCAAACTCTGTCTTGTTGATTTCTCTCTTGATGTACTGGGCGTACAGTCCGTCGAACTTATCCGATGTGAACGGCTTGCGACCCTTATACTTTCCGTTACGCTTTGCAATGGCTATGCCCTCTTTCTGACGTTCAAGCAAATTTGTCCGCTCAAATTCATTGATCGCCGCAATCATCGTAAGCATGAGCTTTCCAGTTGGTGTTGATGTGTCGATGCTTTCCTTGTTGCTTACAAGCGTTATGCCTTTGCTGTGAAGCGTTTCAACGATGTCAAGCAAGTCCTTTGTACTTCTTGCCAGTCTTGAAAAATCGTGAATATAAATGGTGTCTCCTTCTCGGGCAAAGTCAAGCATTGCTCTGAGCTGTGGGCGGTTCGTGTCCTTTGCTGAAATTTTTTCGGTAAACCATTTTTCAACGCCGAACTTCTCAAGGGCTTCAATCTGTCTGGCTTCATTCTGCTCAACGGTGGAAACTCTTACATAAGCAATTTTCATGTCGTGTGACCTCCTATGACTGTAAATTTGGGGTGTACTCTATTTTTACGCATTGCAGTTATCGAAAATTTGTAAATATAGGGTCGGTATGTGCATTGTTTTACGCTTTGTAAACAGGCTCAGACCCTATTTTTACAGTTATGGGTATATAGCAACCGCCCATCGCTGAGCGGTTGCTACATACATTAACATTCGGGTGAATGGAGTTATTGAATAGAAAAATTTAATGGCTCTATCCTTGCCGAAAGGGTCAGAAGCTTACCGTCAACATTGATCTTTTCACAATCATCGGATATGTTGCTTTCCTCGCCCCGTATAAACTTTTCAAACTCTTGAATTATGGGGACATTCCAATCTGCGCCGTTAAAGGTTGGATAATCAGACATATACATAAATGCCTCTGTAGTTCTGATTCTGCCGTTATCAATGGGGACAATGACATCAAGAGTCATATATTGCTCTGCATAATCAAGCGGCGCTCCCATAAGCTTCATTTTAAGGTCATACCTGTATTTGAACGGAAGTGAAAACCAATCAACGGAAAATACAAGGAAAGACGGGTATATCTTTACATCTTCAATATCGAATGACAGGGGCGCTGCCTCAGAAATGCGGTTATTCAGTTTTACATTATCCATTTTCAAAAATCCTTTCATTATTCAGTTTTGCCAAACGCCATAAGCAGACCCAGCGGAACCATGATTACAGCCGCCGTTATATCATAAGCGCCGTTATCATTGCTTACAATGGCGGACATACAGCCGACAGCGGTAAACATCACGCCGCACAGCCTTTGCTTAACAGCTTCTGGCATGGTGTTAAGAAGATGTGTAACACATCTGCGTATATTCATTTTGAAGTCTCCTTTGCTCTTATCCTCTCAGCCTGTTTTCCTTGACGATGCGAGCGAACAGCATTTTATTTATAGTCTTGCTGTGCGTGGGCAGACTGATATTTGATGTGCCGTTGCTGTAGATGGTGTGCCCACCTTTGCCGTGCCTTGAGAATGTGAACCCACTGGCGGCAAGAAAAGCAACGGCTTCACGGGTCGAATATTCCTTGATACGCATAAAACCTCCGAAATCCCTTGACATCTGGGGCGGTTGCGCTGTATAATAACAGTAGCCGCCCCGTGTGTCACGGTTGCCCCCTGCAAATGTCGGTTTGCAAAGGGCGTTTAGTTTACCGAACGGTCAAACGCTCATAAGATGAAGCTTTGAGATACGCCGTGTAGATGTCGGGGCGGTTCTCCTGCAAAGCCTTGCTGTCGATGCGGTTGCTGGTAACAGTGGCGAGACTGCAACGGTATTCGCCAACAACAAGCTTGCTGGTGTCCTGTGTGCGCATCTCAGACTTGATAATGCACTCAAGTTCTGCTATGCGTGCCTCTGCCTCTTCTTTGAGAAGCTTGAACTCTTTGAGTTCCTTAATTACTGCGTGAAGTTCGTTTGTACTCATAGTGAAGTACCTCCAATAATGTTAATGTATAAGGCGTGTGCCTTTGGGATAGGGCTGACAGGCTCAACCCTTTAGAAGCCGTTTACTTGTGTTCTCTATGCTTTTCAAGTTTTACGCTTGCGTTAGTGTTTTCTTTATATTCTTTGTAACGATTTTTAGCTTCTTTGTATGTATATTCAGAGCATTCACATTCCCAACCGTAACCGTAATTTGTCATTATATCCCATCTATCAATTGTTTTTCTTTTATTAGTGTTTTTCATTTGTTTAACCTCCATATTGTTTTTGTTGTGGTGTCCTTTACTGTATCTTATTATAGCATCATATAAGCATACTTGTCAATATATATACATACAAAATAATGTACAAACATACGCCGTAAAAATTGTATAATAAACACAAAAACTAACTATGCACTATGTATATTGACAAATTCGCTTTAATGCTGTATAATTTAATAAGTTTCATATAAAATGTATTGGAGGTAATATAAAAAATGGAACTGGATAAGTATATAAAAAAAGTTCTTATTGATAAAAACGTAAAGCAAGTAGAACTTGCAGAAAAACTTAATATTTCAAGGGCAAGTCTGGGCGGACTCATTTCAAGAAATAAAATGGGTGTTGATAAATTAGAAGATATTGCCGATGCTCTGAATTGTGATGTGAAAATTACTTTTATTGATAGAGAAACTAATAAAGAATATTGATTTGTATATTTTAAAGCTGACAAATAAACATATGTGCAAGCTGCATATATTTATCGCTGTAAGTTTATAAATGATTTTGTATGTTTTTATATTGACAATGTAACTTTAAAGCAGTATAATAATATCAAGAAATGAATCAAAAGAGCAACAAGCTCAAATGAAAGGTCTTGATATTATGTTAAAATGGTTCAAAACAGCACACACACTTGAGGACGTAAAGCACACATACCGCACGCTTTGCAAGCAGTATCACCCAGACCTGCACGGAGCGGCAACAGAAGAGATCATGAAGGAAATCAACGCAGAGTATGAAAGAGCCTTCAACCACTATAAGAACATTCACGCCGACACAGAGGGCAACACATACACCGCAGAAACCGACAGCACCGAAACGCCCGAAGAGTTCCGCAAGATAATAGAGTCGCTTATCAGCTGTGATGGTCTTACAATAGAGCTGGTCGGCAAATGGATTTGGTGCACAGGCAACACTTACAGCTACAGAGAAATATTGAAGTCCCTGCACTTCATGTTCTCAAAGAATAAAAAAGCTTGGTACTGGCACAGACCAGAGGACGGCACACGGAACCACAAAAAGATGACACTTGACGAAATAAAAGACCTTTACGGCTGTACAGAATTTAAGACCCAGCACGCCGCACGGATAACAACCGCATAAAATAACAGAGAGCTTGCCAAACAACGGCGGCTCTCTTTTTTATGCTCTCAGAGCTTCTACAAGCGCCGTGAGAGTAACTTTATATTTGTAGGGTAATTCACCATCGGGCAGGCAGAAGAGCTATAAAGGGCGTTTCTATTCGTTCTGGTGGGTGTCTGGGTGCGCTTGATGCTGTGCGCCGTACATGACCAGAGAGACAAGAACGCTGTCACAAATGCGGCGGCGGTTCTTGCAGACTGTGACCCTCTCAGAGCTTCTACAATGCGCTGTATGGCGTTCTACTGCTCTTGTAGCGTAATTTCACGTCTGATAATAAAGTCACTCAGAGAGCCGCACAGAAGCTAATACAGTGTGCTTGTAGCAGTTTGGGCGCTGGCTCGGTCTCCCAGATGATAAGCTTGTATGTAATACTTATTTATAACCCAATAATTATATCCTATTAAGTCAGTATGATATCAAAAGTGCTGAACAATATGGCAAAAAGTAACTATACCAACGGGGTATAGTTTACAAGAAAAAGGCAATAAATTAACTGTGTTCGTGTATAGTCACTAATTTTTCAGAACACATAATATTCCAGTCCGCTAACCTCCCCCACTGCACCGAGTGTTCACAACAGATACAGTTGTCCGAACACGAAAAACAGGGAAACTCTTCAACAACAACACCAACCACCGCAATCGCCATCTATCAGAACAGCGAGTTTGGTCAAATTCGCACCCTGACAATCCACGGCGAGCCTTGGTTCGTCGGTAAGGATGTGGCTGAGATATTGGGATATGCAAAGCCAAGAAATGCCATTATGTCACATGTTGATGATGAAGACAAAAAGGACGCCCCAATTCAGGGCGCCCTTGGTGGAACACAGCAAATGATAATAATCAACGAATCAGGTCTCTATTCCCTCATCCTCTCCAGCAAGCTGCCCACAGCAAAGCAGTTCAAGCGCTGGGTGACATCGGAAGTGCTGCCTGCAATCCGCAGAACAGGTGGCTATGGGGTTGCCAATGATCGGGTTCTTGCCGAAATCACTGCCCTCAGAGCCGAGCTGGAAGCAACCCGAAAGACTGCGCTCTATGCTGCTCGTTCCGTTGCACAGCCGAAAATAAAAAAAAGCCGTCACTCCGAAAAGTGGCGGTTTATAACAGATATTTTAAAGAAAAGGCTCAGAGATGCAGTTCAAAGCAGGACTTAGCCAATGCTATAATAGTGACTGCTATAGCTACTGCTTCAAGTCAATTCTTGTCAAGAAAAATCATTAAGTGCAGTTTCTTTTGCTTCTTTTCTTTTTCGCAAGGGGCATAAAAGCTGTAAGGAGCACAGCGACTGTATGCTTTTTGACCCGAAAAGAAAAGAAGATATATAAAGGGCTGTTGCTCCACTGGCTGTAGTGGCTGTGATGAAAGGTCGGAAAACACGACCTTAGCACAGGCAGACGGCAAAACACAGTACACGTGTTGTATGTTATAGTGACTCGGCACTTCACCGACTCCCTATGATAAGAGCAAAAGTGTCTCGGTGAACGAATCGTTCTGTCAAGGCAATAGCATCTCAAGTACTGTTTTAGTACCTGAGCTTGTCAATAAGGGAGCGGTTACAGTCTCAGTCCGTGATTCACTACAACAGTGACTCTTCTCAGAGCTTGAAAGGATATAGTGATCGGTCAATAGTTGTTTTTTATCACTGACTGTATATATTATCGTTGGAAGTGATACGTTTCAAGTCATTAGTCCTTTGCTTATTATAGTAGTGGGAACGGCACTGTCCTTGGCTCTTTACATCGGAGTGCTTGGAATCGGGCTTGCTGTCTCTTGTAGTCAGTGATAAATCTACTCAGTGGCATTATCATTGCTTGGCTATTGGCTATAGTGCGAGGGAAAATTCATCGTTCGCAAAGTAGTTGCTCACGCTGTTCCTCACAACATACGTTGTTCGGGAAAGCAATCTTTAATCCTTTTCCTTATCACTTGTTGCTTCTTGGAGCTGTTGATGGCAGTGGGTAGCAGAGGGGGTACGGTCTATAGATATAGAGGGAAATCTTCACCGAAAATGGGGTTTTTGCCTGATAATATCAAGCGAAAATGGCATTTCAAAAAGGGTCAAAAATGTCGAGCACGAAAAATGCTGTTTTCGCCTGATATTATCTATCAAAAGTGGCATTTTTACCCTCAAAAAAAAGGGTCAAAAATGTCGAGCTGGTATCTCTGAGGCACTTAGTTTCCAAAAAATACTATTAGAATTTGGCAATTACTTTTCCTAATAGTCAAATTTTCTTAGGACTCAGTCAGAACGTGGGGTTCTCTCACCGATGAGCAGAAGCTCAACATCGAGATCAGTGAAAACGAAGTCCGCAAAGATTTCTCAAAGGCAGAGCGAGTTGAATATGCACGCAGACTTGAAAAAATCGAGAGCGTTAAGGCAAGGGAAAGAATGAGCGACGGGGGCAAAGGTAAGGAAAATTTTCCTACCCTTCAAACTCGTGACGTAGTTGCTGAAAAGGTTGGTATTGGTTCTGGTAAGCAGTACGAAAAAGAGAAATACATAGTCGATAACGCCGACACTCTCACGCCCGAAGATTTCGCTGACTGGGACGAAGGCAAGCTCTCGACAAATAAGGCGTATCTGAAAATCAAGGAGCAGCTTGCCGAAAAAGAGAACCAAATCGCAGGATACGAAGCCAAGATGAAGCGTGTCGATGAGCTCAAGGCAAAGATACAGGGACTTGAATCAGTTGACAATTTGCACAATTTTGCAGTCAGAGACTTGTTAATATATACAAATTTTGCCTTTTTCAATATCACATCCACAATCGCTTGACAAAATTTGCCTTTATGCCTATAATAGTCTTACAAGGCAGCCGAAACAGTTGCATACTTTCACATGATACATTATATCATGCAATATGTTACTAAATATAGCTGTAATATTTTTACATACTATTAACTTAACTTGCCTTGTGAAACATTATGATGCGGGAGGACAGTCCAATGTGATACCAGAAATTATACTATTAAGAATTATATTGAAAGGACTGATTAGTTATGATGAAGTTTAACAAAAAGGAGAAGATATTCCTATGGGTAAAGTTTATAGTATAGTGGAAAATGACACAGGCGAAATATGCGGAGAAATTGACGACAAAGCATATAATAAAATTACTAAGCAGCCCACAGTCAAACAGCTCGCAGTTCATCAAAAATATAAGGAACGACAATGCGAAGTTGAATGTTTTAAAAACACTCACAGAGAGGACGGATTTATTATGTTTATATTTGGCGAAAAATGTGAAAAGTATGATTTATCCGACCTGAAACCTCAGACGGCTACAAGGCTTATATATCTTGCTACTTGGCTGAATTATAACGATAACTGCCTAAAAATCGGCAATAATGCTATGACCAGAGAACAGCTGCAAAGCCTGATGCTACTTGAAGACAGTACATTCAAAAGATTTTTGAAAGAAATTACCGAAAAGGGATATCTAATAAAATCAGGGAGTCAGTATTGCCTCAACGAAGCGAATTTCAAAAAGGGAGAGTTTAAGGCTGACGCTCCTCTTACGGAAAAGCGCTTTGTTAGGGTGTATATTTCATATGTCCGCAAACTTTATGAACAGACTCCTCAGTCACTGCATAAACACCTTGGATATGTATTCAAGATGATACCTTACGTAAATATAAAGTATAATATCATCTGTCACAATCCACTTGAAGAGGACGAAAGCAGCATTATTCCTATGACTATTGGTGAGTTCTGCGATGCGATAGGTTATGACAAAAATCAGGTTTCCAGACTGATAAATATTTATGACAATATTACATTTGAAGCAGATGGTCAAAGATACGTATTCTGCGGTTACAGATGGGCACCTAAAAAAGCCAATATGCGCATATACGTAAATCCACTGATCTTCTATGCTGGCAATGATTTCAGCAGGGTCGAGATACTAAAAGTTCTCTTTGCGTGAGAGGTATTGCCCTATGACGTTATTTGAAATATTTAATGCTTATAGGAACGGCAATAAGGACGTATTTAACCAGCTTGCAAGAGACAGAGTAAAGCTAAACAACAGCGGATATTACGACCACAGCGATTTTACACTTATCAGCCCTCTTGATAACCTGTCAGATGCACTATACAGAGAATACGCAGTCCCCTACAAGCGCAGTAAAGGCAGCAAATATCCCAAATACTATGAAGCGGTTTACAACGGTTCATATCAGGACATGAGGAAAGATGTTGTTATGATACTGTTCAGACTCTTTAACGATGAAAGCTTTACGGTTTCAACGGAAGAAGAGCTGTACGGACGATTAAAGTATGCGGTCACGGAATACATCAATAAGAGTATCAGTATTTCTGCAATGTCAGTCACAGATGAAACCGAGAATGAAGACGGCGAAACTTGCAGCTTGTATGATATGACAGCTGATAGAACAGTTGATATCGAAACGGCTGTTACCGACCCAGAAAGTCAGAGTAAAAAGGAATACCTTGGCTGTATCAAAGAAATGCAGCAGGTCATAAAAAGCTGCGATATATCGGCATTATGTGTAAAGAATGCGGCAGTCCAGCAAAATATAATCAGGCTGATAACAAAATATTATATGCCTCATTATAATGAACTGAGTAATATGTTCAAATTCCCGAAAGACTCGGAAATGCGTGAGCTATATTGCAGGGAATACGGACATATTGAACAATCACAGTATTCACGAGCGCTAAACAATGTTTTTAAGATGCTGTGCGACTGCACGACGAGCCTTAACGGATATAAATTATCCAGAACAAAATTTCAGAATGATGGTTATTATATCCCAACAATCAGGTGTGTGGAAATATCCGAGACTGACTTTGAAACACTGCTTTACGACTATGAAAAATCAGGTTATCATCTTGACAAAGATATCAAGGATATAATGAATATTGTAACAGGCACAGGCAATGACGAAAAGTTCTGGCACTTATCATCAAATGGGAGCGGCTATAGTATCATAAAGCTAAAGAAAAGCACTGACAGTTCTGATTATCGCCGTTTCGGAAATAATAACAATACGGTTGTTATGGACGGAAATATAATTTGCATTAAATCGGGCAAATGCAAATTATTTGTGAATGGCAAACACATTTTTTCATATGCTGCTGACAAAGAACTTTTCTATATAAAAAGGGCTGGAAACAATTATATCGGATATGCACTCGGAGCGTAAGTTCACAAAAGTCGTTATCCTTTTATATATATAAGTAGGGAACATTGAGGAGTGCTTTTTAGCCAAATTGATGTCACGCCTGACGATACTGCATTCTTGCTTCTATAATGGTCTCATCTTATCTGTCACAAACGTGACCTCTGGCATGTGAGTGAAAAGCCACTCCTATGTCCTCCCGCTAACAAAAAATTACTCCTTATTCATCTTACCGTCTGTGAAAATGGGCGGTATTTTTTTGCAAATTTTTGAAAGGAAGTCATAACGTATGAACTCAACACTAAAAACAAAAACCGCCTCTTTTATCGAAATGAGCGGCATACCTAAAACGCAATTTGCGAGTCGTGTAAGGCTCAGTTATGTGTCTTTGCAGGAATGGCTGAAAGATAACAGAGAACTAAGCTCCAATGCCGAAAGCCGCATAGAAGCATACATGAGCGAGAATTTGAAAAAGCTACAAAATATTATTGAATAAAAAAGGAGGTACTAATCAATGTTGTATAAAGGAAATTTACAGACAGCAATTTAGAGGCAGAAGGGCAGTGAATAAAATAGTTGAGCGCTGACAGCAGTTATTACCAAATGAGTAGAACAGCATGAAGCGCTCTCGGAACGAAAGGAGTTTTTCAATGATACAGCAAAGATTAAAAAAGCACTATGAAAAAGATTACAGAAAAGGAGCTAAACCGCCCCGATAACAAATATGTTGACCGCATCGAGGGTGAGCAATGGAAGATGACAGATAAATACCCTATAAATATAATATCAAACATGGGCAGGATATTCAGCATATGTTGCAAAAGGCTTATCAAGCCATTTTTGATGAGCAAGTCGAGATACTATTATGTTGATCCGAAAAATGATAAAGGTCAAGCCCCAAATGTCAGGCTACACAAGATTATTGCAGAGACATTTATCCCCAACCCTGACAACAAGCCTATCATTCATCATATTGACGGAAATTGCTTTAACAACAGAGCTGACAATCTCATGTGGGTAACAGCTGAAGAACATTACGAGTTGCATAAACAGATGAACGCTAAGAAAAATAAATAACTTTGCTTTTAAAAATAGGAAAGCGATATTTGCAAAATGAAAAATCCCTGCTCAGAAGAAGCAGGGATAATCTCAGAACTTACATCCGCAGTTTTTACAGTGATATTTTTTAGCAAGATACGGTGAGAGAACGTCCAGAACAGCAAAGGAAACCGCTTTGCTTATAAGAGGTATTTTTTCAATATTGAATGAACCACAGGAAGGGCACTTAGTCCATGAGCTTTGGATTTTAGTTTCAAGAGGTATATATTTATTTGTGTGAACTGCTCCGCACTTAGGACAGGTAAGTGTAACCCCGTCTTTCAAAACACAGTATGTATCAGTGATAGCTTCAAATTTATCAAGAGGAATATAAGCTATAGCGGAGCGGTCACAACTGCATCTAAGCTCAACACAAGGATAAAGGTCACAGGCTATTGCCTTGGCTTCCTCATTAGTTTTTATGCAATAGATCATCTCATACATGCTCTCACCCCACTATTTAAATAAATATCTTATATGTATATTATATCACAGAACATTTTATGTGTCAACCATCAAAAAAGTTTACAGAAAGGAAAAAAATATGGCAGACAATTTATTTATAAGGCTTGTTGCAAAGCTTAACCAAAGTCTGAGCAAGGCTAATGTTCAGTCAGATGTTACAAAGCTTGAAAACACACCGTTTTTCATAAAGCTAATAGGCAAGCTGAATAAAGGTGCAACAAGGGCAGCTATTCAGCGAGATATCAGTGAAATATGCAACACACAATCTATACGGGTAAATGCGAGAATTGACCGTGCTGGACTCAGGTCATCACTCAACAGAGCAACTCAAGAGCTACAGTCAGAGGCACAGAATAACCCTATCAGTATTCCCGTTGAAGTTAACAATGAAGGATTACAGGATACACAGGCAAATTTACGCAATGTTCAGCACGAGCAGGAACAGGTTGCAGATCAAAGAACAGGCATACAAGGTCTGCTTCAATCATATATCAGCTGGTACAGAGTGCTTGAACAGGTTAGTCAAGGCATAAGAAAGGTTGTTGATACCTCTGCCGAGCTTAACAAGGCACAAACGGATTTACAAATAGTAACGGGAAAATCAAATGCTGAAATGGCCAGCCTTATGGGCAAATACAATGAACTTGCAAAAGACCTGTCTGTTACTACTATTGACGTTGCATCTGGTGCCGATGAATGGTTAAGACAGGGTAAATCGGTTGCTGAAACTAACGAGCTTATCAAGGACAGTGTTATATTATCAAAGGTAGGTCAGATAGATGCAGCGGAAGCGACAAAATATCTGACAAGTACAATGAACGGTTTTAAAGCTGAAACTTCCGATGTTATAGGCATTGTTGATAAACTGACTAATGTTGACCTTGAATCAGCTACAAGCGCTGGTGGACTGGCTGAGGCAATGTCAAAGTGTGCGAACTCCGCAGATGTAGCAGGCGTATCAATGGATGCTCTTATCGGATATATTGTGACAGTTGCGGAAGTAACTCAAAAATCAGATAGTGTTGTTGGTGAATCATTTAAAACCATACTGGCACGTATGGGAAAAATCAAGCTTAACAACTGGATAGATGAGGACGGCAAGGATATCAGCGGAGAAATAAACGATGTTGAAAAGACACTGGCTCAGTTTGATATAAAACTTAGAAATAGCGTTACAGAGTTCAGAAATTTTGAAGATGTAATATATGATGTAGGTATGGCATGGGACAAGTTCTCCTCTGTTGATCAGAATGCTATTGCAAATGCGTTTGGCGGAGTATATCAGCGTGAAAATGTCATAACACTATTCGAAAACTTCAACCGTGCGCTGGAACTGTCTGAGGTATCGGCTAATTCAGCAGGAACGGCATATCAGAAATTTGAGGTATATGAAAATTCCCTTGAGGCTGCCACTAATCGCCTTACCGCTGCTTTTGAAAGTCTCGCTTATAACACAGTTAGTTCAGACTTTATTAAGGGTCTTGCTGTAGATACTGCCGAGATCGTTGAGTTTATTGACAAAACAAAGCTTATGGAGACAGGTATTAAAGCGCTTGTATTTACAGGAGCAATAAGCGGACTGCTCCATCTTGGAACAGGTTTGGTTAATGTAAGAAATAATGTGGTAAATTTCACGGCTGCTATGAACCTTGCAAGACAAGGGAGCGGTCTTACAGCACAGCAGACCAATCAGCTTGTTGCTGCATATAACAGGTGTACAGAAGCACAGCAAAGACTTATTATTAGCAGCAGAGCACTCAGCAATGAACAGCGCATAAGTATTCTCAGACAGCAGGGGTTGACCGATGCGGAAGCAAGAGCGCAACTTACAATTATGAGACTTATTACCGCAGAGGGAACCGCAGCCGCAGCAACTTTTTCACTGCGTGGAGCATGGGAAGCTCTCAAAATGAGCATTGCGACTAATCCAATAGGCTTGGTCATAACGGCTTTAACAGCAGGGGCAGCAGCAATATCCGAATATAAGCAGAAGCAGGAAGATATGGCGCAATCAGCGAGGGATTCTGCTGAAAAGACCGATGAACAAGTAAAATCACTTGAAAAGCTAAAAAACAAATACACTGAGATATGCGACAGCTCCGATTCTGAAATCTCAAAGGTACAGCAGCTTATTGAACTAAAAAACGAACTGACAAATACTTATGGTCTTACAGAAGATGCACTGCACAACCTGAACCTTGAACGTGAACAGGGCATAGAGCTTCTTGAACGTGAAATCAAACTTGCCAATATTGCTTCCCGTGGCGAATGGCTTGGTAATAATGTTTCTGCAATAAAAACAGCCAGAAATAAGATAGAGAGCAATCAAAACGGCTTGACAGGCGGACAAACAGACGGAATTATCCGCATTGAAGACGTATCAGTTGACGGAAAAATAGATCTCAACAATATAGATGATAAAATAATCAATATGTTCAAGAGTGCAGAGCATAAGTCAGATAATGGTTTGCTCTTCCAGTACACCGAATTTGAGGTTGCAGGCGATGATATGATTGAAAAATATGAAAACCTGCAAGAAATAATATCGGCACTGGGAAATGACACCGACCGAACAGATGAGGAAGAAAGACTGCTTGAACTTTTGAACAATGAAGCCGCCGCTATGAAAAAAGTTCTTGACGAAAATCGCAGTATTTATGAAACTGAAAAAAAGATGGTCGCTGAAAACCTGTTTGACAATTATGTCAATGAAAACTCAATCAAAGGGCTTGGAAAAGAAAGCTATTATGTATGGCGTGACGGGCTTCTTAAATCAGCTGACGGAGACAAGAGAATAAAGAAAAATCTTGAAATGATACTGGCTGAACAGCTTCCAGACCTTGAGAGCTACTATAATAATCTCTCCACAGCTAAAAAAATGTTTGCTTATATTCCGAAGGACAGCTCGGCAAGTGAAGCTGAGTATGCGAAAACCACTAATGAAGACAGGCAGCACTTTTTAACAGAGCTTGATGATAATGAGCTTGAAATTGCCACAAAGATACCTGACTTATTTTCAGAAGGCTTAGAGGGCGCAAGTCAGAAAATAGCAGCTTGGAAATCCAATCCCGACAACACTATCAAAGCGGAAGTTGATGAAAAGTCACTTGAAGATATTCAGAAGGCTTATGAAGCTCTCAGTAAATCCGCAGACAGCTTCATAAAAAATCAGAAGAGTTTAAAATCTGCTCTGGAAGAACAGAAAAAGCACGGCCAGTTATCAGCAAGCACTATAAGGGAACTGTCGGAAGCTGGCTACAGTGAAGCTCTTGTTACTGATAAGGTCACAGGAGCGGTCAAATTGGATGTGCAGGCTTATGAAAAGCTTAATGCTCAGAAACAGGAAAAGATACGCCTTGACCTTGTGAACGAGAAAAACAGTCTTGAAGATAAGCTCAGAGATGAACAGAGCGCCGTATCGGATTTAAGACAGGAATATGAAGCCCTTGCAAAAGCCGATATGGAAGCAAATGCAGGCAGATTATCTGAAATCACACTTGAGCTTGCGAAGCGTGGGGCGAATATTGAAGATATCCGTGGGCTTATCTCCCAGATAAACGGTGACATAACAAGTCTTACCGCTCCATCTTTTGAAAATGACAATACAGACAAAAACAAAGAAGCCTTTGACAAGCTGTATTCCCAGTGGAACCATGACCTTGAAATGAATAAGGTAACACAGGACGAATACATAAACTGGCTTGACGGTGCATACAAGCAGTATTTCTCCGACCTTACTAAATATCAGGACGAGTATAACAAGTACGAAGAAGAGGTTTACAAGGCACGTTCAGACCGTGAACAAAATCTTTTTGACAAGAAAATTGACAACCTTGAAAAGCTGGCTGACAAGGCACTTGATGATAAAATCGAAATTCCCAATGCAAACAAGGAGCTTGAAGAGTTTAACAAGAAAATGCAGTCTGAATACGGACTGGGCAATGTTGACCTTACTAAGCGTCCTAAAGTTGCTATGGACGATGGCTCAACGGCAACAGTTTTATCAAGCTCAGAGTTTTTGTGGCAGGGTGATGAGGAGAACGGCGAGTATGTTGCTGTACACTACACACCTATCCTCCCAGACGGCACAATTCTTGATGATGATACACTTGCTAAGTATCTTTACGAAACACTCGAAGGCTCTGATGATATCTTAAAAGCTGATACAAAGGGGCTTGTGCTTAAAGTTGATACAGGGCTTGGCATTACTGACGAGGACTTTAACAGCCTTGAAACCGATAATCCCACACAGCATATTCAGGATATAATTAAGGCTTGTGATGACTGGGACGTTACTTTACACAATATTCAAGAGCAATGGCTTGATGTGAGTGAAGCTGCTGAAAATGCAACTACTACAGCAACAAATAAGTTTGACTATGCCCGTGAACAGATTAATTCTGCGATAGCTGAGACACAGGCAAGAATTAACGGTATCAAAAACGGCACTGTAAGCGGTGACAATGACGACATTGAGCAGCTTACAGATGACCTTGACAGTCTTAATGACAAGCTTATCGATATCAATAAGAAGGAAATCGAATCAGAAAAGGATTATATCAGTGAACTCAAAGACGATTATTCCGATATGATGAACGAACGCATAAAAGCCGTTGAAAAATTGTCCGATGCGATAGAAAAAACTTATGATAACGAAATAAACGCCATTGACAAGAAGATAAAAGCCATTGACAAGGAACGTGAAGCAGAGGACAGAAAGCGCAAAATCCTTGAGGCTCAGAAAAAAGTAAAGGAAGCCGAAAAGGAGCTTAACAAAGCTGGTATCAAGAAATATATCGTGCTTACCAACAACGGCTGGGAAGCACAAGCGGATAACACAGATATTGAGGAAGCCCAGCAAAATCTTGATGAAGCCAAACAGGACTTGGAAGATGCTCTCAAAGATGAGCAGAAAGCCATTCTTGAAGATCAGAAAGATATTCTGGAAGAACAGCGTGACGATGCCAAGGACTATTACAGCGCACAAAAGGAAGCGCTTGAAACTCAAAAAGAGTATCAGGAAGATGTATGCGAAACTCTGAGCGATATCCTTGATAAAATCGGCGGCGATACCGACCAGACCGAAAGCAACAGGGCTTTGATTGACAATCTGACAAAATCGGGTGATGTAAATGCGGCAGTTTCCAGATTATCGGAGACCGAAAAGCAAAAGGCACTTGAAAGCGGTCTGATAACCGAAACTGACGGCGGTTTTGAGCTGAATTACAGTGCGCTGGATAAAATGACGGGCAGTCTGAACACAGCGTTTGCCGACAGTACAAAGGCTATAAATGACCTTGCCGCAACTGTTAGTGAAAGCAATGATATTCACAAGACTGAAAACAATGCGGAGCAGCCCACAGATACAGTTACCGCAGGCGGCTTTAACCTTGTAGCCGCTGAAAAGACGGATAAGCTTACAAAGAAACCTGTTATAATCAACGGTGAACCTGTTGAGGGTCTGGGCCATAAGGTTAATGCAACCACAAAGGCTGAACATGATAAAAATAAGACTGACTATCAAAAGGCACTTGAAAGTGGAACATTTACCGGCTCTTTCGCAGACTACATGAGGCAGCAAAGGGCTCGCAAAAAGGGTATCGTTCCTATAGCCGAGGCAACCGGCGGAGAAGCTAAAGTTGTTGCCCAGGCAATTCAGGCGTTTACGAGAAGCGCTGATATTCCTATCAACTCGAATATCAAGACCAATCAGATTATCGAGCCTGCTGATGTAGTTCAAGTCAACACTCAGCCTGCGTTTAATTGTACGATCAATATTGAAGGCAGTGCTGATAAAAAGACAATATCCGCTATCGAAAACAAGCTGGACGAACGTTTTATCGAATATACCGACGCTTTGAACAAGTCAATCAATCTGGCTTACAACAAGCAAAAGGGTAAACGTTAATTTTACAAAGGGAGCTCTTTATGGGCTCCCCTATTTCTGTCTGCGAGACTGCATGAGGTCAAGTAGGCACTTATGACAAGAAAGGAATGTATTTATGAAGAAGGATTTGAGCAATCGAATTAGTGCGTTAGGCACAAACATTATACAAAAACCTAATTCTTTGTCTGCCGATTCACTCAAAAAGGCAGGCTACGACAAAACCCTCATCGGTTTTGTTTCAGATCAGCAAACCAAAAATGACGGCACGGTTCAATGGGAAATCCAGACCGAGGGCGCCGCTTATATGATAGATGCAAAGAAAAGCAATATTACGACTGTAGGTCAGAGGGTAAGGCTGTATCTGCCGAATCATGACTACAGGAATAAGTATGCAGAGGTTATAACCGACTATGAGTTTGATCACCCGTCAAGTGTGGAATATGACTCCGAGAAATGCACAGTAACCGAGACTTGGCTACTTTCCGACAAGACGGAAGAGACAAGGGTATTTACTCTGACTGTCAAGGATAAGGGCGGTTCATCGGAAGAAGTCACGGCGATTACATTCCCCGATGGCAGTGTTATGAACTTAAAGAACTTTTAAACGGAGGTAATTATGGCAAAAGAATTTGACAATTTAAATTCCCTGCTGGCATATGCTGAAAGGGATATAAAAAAAGTAATGCAAAAGGAAGTTGCTAAGGCAGCTAAGAAAAACATGAAAAAAGCAGTGGAAACGGCAGTTTATGACAAATACACTCCCCTGTACTATAACCGAAGAAAAGACAATGGCGGCTTATCAGATATAAATAATATGACTTCATTACCGATTGAAAACGGCATTATGCTTATTGATAATGCACCTCTCAATAATGGAAGAACAGATTACAGGCTTGATGATATCGTCGTTAATCGTGGTGTTTTAGGGTATCCGCAAGGAAGAGATTTTTATTCTGAAACATCTGATAACTTGAAGAAAAATAGAGATTTTGAAGAAGCTTTAGTGCAGGGATTAAAAAAGAAAGGCTATGATATAAAATAATTTCTATGTATATCATCATTCAGCTTGACAGAAGCTGCTCACATATGATATACTTTCCCCAATGACGGAAAGTCTTTTTCCGCAAATATCAATATACACTTAATAAGATTCTGTACTTTGTTTTATGCTGAAATGGCTATAACGTATGCTTCGATAGATTACAGCTTTACTGTAATAAAAAGCGTTCAGAACGTATATCACAACTGGGATATGCCTGAGGAAGAGGAAGAAGACTGATTTTAAACGGCTTCAATACGTCGTTTGGCGGCTTTTTTCAAAATTGCATTTTTTGCT